ATAGTTGTGATATTCCATTTAGATTTTGTGAATTAGATATTTGTCCGGATGGATTTAGGACTCCAAAAGATAAAATTTGTACTCCAAATTTAGTAAAAGAAAATAATAGACCCAGTGTAGGTGATCCCGACGAACAGTGTGCATTTTCTGTATGCCGAGCATCGGGTACAGCGAAACCATTGTGCGATGAAAATTTAAATTCTAAATTATTTGGTATAGATTCCGATAATATTTACTTTAGAGCAAATGCATCAGAAGGTACAGTAGCATACATTGGTGAATTAGAATGCTATCATTCGGCAATAAAACCATTTTGTAGTTTTGATGATAATTGTCGTTGTAATTTTTCTACTGTAGAATTTTATGCGGATGGTGGGCCGGCATATGGTGGTGGATTTCCTGATACGATTATAAAATGGAGAAAATATTATTGCCAAAAATATGCCAGTCAACGAGAAAATGCTGAACGTGATATATCTAAATTACCAGTAGACATGATGGGAAAATTGTCTATTCAATGTGATTTAGAAAATGCAGAAGCATGTAATCCTAATTTAGATTTTTGTCCTTGCGCTCATTTTTGGAAATATACTTGTGAAATAGATTCTATTTTTCAATTTCCAGATTTATATAATTTTGGTATTTGGAAAGTATATACAGAAAAATATAATGATTTAATTAGTGATCCTAAATTTGGGTATTATAATACAAATTATCTAACAAATGCAGGTGTAGATCAAGATGATAGACGAAGTGGTAATGTTCTAACTATAACGCAACATAAAGTAATTAATTAATATATTATGAAAAACATTAGCTTAAATCAATTTGTGTTTTGTGATGAAAATAATAAAACAGGACAAGCATACGCCAAACTTAATTGCAAACATTGGAATTTAAAATTAAATTCAGAAAATAATCAATGTAAACAACATTGTTCATTAAAAAATATTGATACTCATATTAAAAATTGTTATATGTGCAAAGAACGAGAAGAACTCATTCCAAATGAATATTCAAAACAAAATAATAATGTAGCAGAAGAACTAAGAAGCAAACTACCACAATTTAATTTTTATAATAGTTCCAATCAACAAAATAATATAGATTTTAAAGATAAAATCAAATCATATGCCGCTGCAGAAGGATCGCAGTTATTACAAGGAAAAGTAAGTCAAGATGTCTTTGATAAAAGAAAAGAACATTGTATGGGATGCGAAAAAAGAAAGAATGCCAATTCTGAAGTAGATAAAATTGGTTGGTGTGGCGGCTGTGGTTGCAGTACTTCAAATCCTCGTGCTGGATTATCTCAAAAACTATGGATGCCATCTCTTTCTTGTCCATTAAACAAATTTGGACCAGAAAAAGGAGAAGGGTTTAAAATTGAAGATGCTAAAGATGTTATTGGTGGTGTAATAAAGTCTGTTACAGATTTTTTAAAACCAACAGATTAAAGTTGAACCCATTGACCTGAATTTCCGTCATTCAAATATGTATATTCGATTCCAGCAGAACTTATCCATACTTGATTTGGATAAGGTTTTAATGGGGCTGTGTCGGAATAAAATGGTTCAGTCAATCCATAAAAATTCCATCTATATGGCTGTTGAAAAGGAGTTTTATTTGTATCTTGCAAACAAGTGTAAACTTTACCTTCAAAAACTGCTTGTTGACCCCGTTTATAAATTAATGGGGTTCCTTGTGTGCTTCGAAATTTAAAAGTTTTATTATACATTAAGTAAATTGAATTGTAAAATCTATATTATACTCACCCAAGAATCTTCCATAATATGTTGCTACTCCGATAGGTTTTGTTATAAATGCAAATGATGTATTTTTTCCTGGAGGCCCATATATATTAATATTTGTAACAGGTATAGATCTATCTGAATCTACATAGAAAAGTAAATCATATCCAAGTAGTGATGGATGACTTGTATCTAATTTTACATTTTGAGCCGTTGATGGAAGAACAAAGTTGTTGACTTTTATTTTAATGCTATTTGAATTTAATGAGCCATTTACTGAACCACCATCACGATATGTATAAAGACTATATGCGGTGGCAATACCTACTGACGTAGTCTCAATTAAAAAGAATATAGAATGTGTAAACGGAAGAAATGTTGGACCAAGTGGGTTGGTTATATCTAATCCATATATTTTATCAAAACATTTGTTACAAGAATAGTATGTTCCAATATATGAATTTCCAAGCAAATTATTTCTAAAAATCCCTTGATTACCGTTTTGATTTTCATAACATTCAATTATGTTATTTGATGAAGAATCTGCTATAGTAAAAACTCCAAGAGCTTGAGGTGAAAAATTATAATTTGCTAATGCAGCATCACCGCGAAGATACAAATTTATTGTATTTTTTGTTTCTATTAAATTTTGAGTAGTTCCACCACTGGTAAAATATAATATTTCTTGATTATCTTTTAGAATTGCTGTGCCATATACTTTAATTCTAGAAGCATTATCAGCAGTACCACCCGATATATCGATGTATTCTTCTGCACTAAATACGCTTCCTAAAATACCCATTTCGGAAAAAGTATTTGTTCCTGTTTCTGGGAATGTATTTAAAATATAACAATATCCCGTTGAACCTGAGTGATAAAAAGTATACTGCGGAACATCAACAAAATTTTCTTTATTAAAATAAGAATAAGATGTAGTTCCAGATATTCCTGTACCAATTGTTGCAACAATTATTTTACCGCTATTTAAAGTAGTAGAAAAATTACAAGTCCCACCTACAATTACTCTATAATCTTTTTCTGCATCATAATATTGCGATGCATTAATATAAAAAGTAGTGCCTGCAGTCATGCTACCAAATGTTCTTGACAAACAAACTCTGTCAGATGTATTGTATGTGTTTGAATAATCTATGTAACAGGTAGAACCATTAATAGAAATATTAGGTGTTGAAAAAAGCCAACCTCTGCTTAATATAGGATCTGACGAGGAAGCGTATAAAATATTAAAGCCATAATTTATTATGTCTTGGACTTTAATAAGTGCATATCGTGTAGTGCTTTCTGGTTGATAAAACATTTTATCTCATTTTAGCTAGCAAGGAAACTAATTATTTGGCTACCCGACTTTGCCTTCATATAAATTTTATTAGTATTATTTACTTTAATAAAGAAAGCCTGACCTGGATCTAATTCATATCCAATACCAGAGCCAGAAATACCGCTGCTGTTTAGATAAATTATATCGGTATTTGCTGAGCTAGATTTAAGATTTACGCCGTTACTGCAAGTATAACCAACAGAATCAAGTTGACTTATTACAGTTGTTGCAGTAGTTCGTCCACCTGTTATAGCAGTAGGAACAACTCCAGCAATACTTGAAATGTTTGAATTTAAAGTTCCTAGTTGATTGCTTATACCTGCCATAGATGCAAGAATTGCGGTATCATTAATTCCAACAGTATTACCTACAGTTGTTGGTATTGATGTACCACCCGAGAAACCTTGTACTCTTAATGCTGTTCCAGATTGATTGGTTACTCCAACCGTTGGGTCAATGGTGACGCTAATGGTTGCACCGACGATATTTGTGTACAATGGATTACCAGAACTTCCAATTGGAGTTCCGTTGATATCTACTAAGTTTGCGTATAGCCAAGTACTCCCACTTGGTCCAAACACAGAAACATTATCGTTAAGTCTACTTAAATATCTTCCACCAGTAACTTCAACTCTGCAGTTTGGTGCAGTTTGCACATATACAGGAGATGCCGTTAGACCTGATACAACTACGCTTCCACCTACGGTAACAGCCTGTCCACCTACAGTTCCTACGATTGATACTGGGCCAGAGAAGCCAGAAACTATTGCCGTAAGACCAGTTGCAACCGTTACAGGGAAAGGATTACTGGACGTAACTGGAGCAAATGCACCAGTTGCTCCAAAACCCATTTTATAGTACTGTACATAATATGAATAACCACCAGAAATATTGGTAACAGGATCAGCACCTACGGCAAAGGTGGCTCCGCTGTTAATTACTACGTAATCTGATCCATAATAAGGTGATGGAAATGGCATATTTTATCCTTTAAATTTCTTCTTCAAGAATATTTAGACTCTTTTATATATTGAATAGATTAAATTATATGCTATAATAGAATATGTACATAGATGAATCCGCAAAAGAACAATTTTCAAATAAAGTTATAAACAGAGTAAAAATAACACAAATGACATTTATGGATTGTGTGTTAGAAATTTCAGAAGAAATGGGTCTGGATCCCAGCGCAGCTGGAAAACTTTTAACAAAACCAATTGTCGAAAAAATTCAACAAGAAGCCAACAATCTTCATTTACTTAAGAAGAAGAAATCCAAACGGCTTCCGCTTGACTAAATGAAACTGTGATACATAATACTAGAACTTATAGGCCAAGGTAGATCCTTGGGGAAAGAAGATACTATGTCAAACTTTGCAGATTTTAAGAAAAAGAGTAAGAACTCAGTCGCATCTCTAACCGAGCGTATGGATAAACTCACCTCCAAGGAGAGTTACAAGGACGAGCGCCTTTGGAAGCCCGGTATTGATAAGTCGGGCAATGGGTACGCTGTAATCCGTTTTTTGCCTGAAATTGAAGGTGAAGATACTCCCTTTGTATCTGTGTATAGCCACGCATTCAAGGGTAAGGGTGGTTGGCTGTTTGAAAACTGCCCAACCACAATTGGTGAAAAGTGCCCAATTTGTCAGGGTAACACAGAACTTTGGAATAGTGGTATTGAAGATGACAAGAACATTGCACGGAATCGTAAGCGCAAGTTGACTTACTTTTCCAATATTCTCGTCATTGAAGATCCTGCCAATCCCGAGAATAAGGGAAAGGTTTTCCTTTACCAATATGGCACAAAGATCTTCCAAAAGATCCAGAGCCTTGCTCATCCAGAGTATCAGGACGAGGTTGCCGTTGACCCATTCAACTTCTGGACTGGTGCAGATTTCAAGATCAAGATTCGTAATGTCGGAGGTTACGTTAACTATGATCGTTCAGAGTTTGCATCTCCTGCCCCACTTCTTGGTGGTGATGATAAAAAGCTAGAGGAACTTTGGAAGAAGCAGTATCCTCTAAAGCCATTTGTTGACAAGAGCCAGTTCAAGAGTTATACAGAACTCTCTGAACGTTACAAGAAGGCTGTTGGTGATGATGTTCGTGCTCAGTTTACCGAAAGCAAGAGCATTGAGGATGATGTGGCTGACACTGTAGTGTCTGAAGACATTGAGGAAAAGGATCCTCTAAAGTACTTCTCCGAGATGGAGAACGATTGAGAAAAGCCCCCGCAAGGGGGCTTTTTTTATGCCCATCGGGGAAATTCTGAAAATCTTTCTCGTCTGGCCTCAAATATTAAATTAGTTGGTTCTGTTAGAGGACGTTCTTCAAATTTATCAACAGGTCTTGGATATGGCAACCAAGAGTCTCTAGCATTGCTTGCTAATGATGATAAAGATGATTGCATATCAACAACAGTTGTTCTTAATTCCTTGTACTGTGCTTCGGCATCAAATTTAATTTTTAAATCAACTGCCGTTTTTGAAACTTCAGCTTGAGCCGAATTTGTAATATCAGGTTGAGTAGCAGCATAAGAAATTGATTCTGGCAAAACAACATTTTGTTGTTCCGAGGAAACTTCTGCAGATTGTATGCTTGACGGCATTAATGCTGCAGAAAAAGATTTTTGTTCTGCTGATACGTCTATTGATACTTCATTTTCATTCATAGATTCATTCCTCGTCCCATATCATAATGTGATGACATTTGTTCGTGTTTTTTCTGTTCTTGGTAATCCACTAATATCTTTACGTAAATTTCTCGTTCCCACCATATCATATCGTCCAAATCAAATAGATTCCAGTTAAAATTATTTATTAAGGTAAAATTTGTTGTAAAATAATCTTTTAAATCAAAAAACTTTACCGAAAGGTAAAAAAACGCAATAACCCATTGACCTCCTTGTCACCATCTTTTGTTTCTAATACAACATACAATTCTGGTTGAGTTTTCATAAATTCTTCAAACTTTGGCAAAACATTTAAAGGTAGATTATCTAAAATAGTTTTAATATCATCGGGAACAAATTTGTTAACATGAAAGATCTCTCCATCCACATTGACTTTTTTAATACATGCTTTTAAAAAGTCTTCTTTATCTAATGTGTCCAATTTTAACAAATCTTTTATACTTGGAGTTTCTAAAGTAATAAAAACATTATTTGTGAGTGTGATTGTATCTGATGATACTTCATTTCTATATTTAATATCTGGTATATAAACTTGAATTTTTTCTTGATTGTAAATCAAATTCAATTGTTCATCTACACTTTTAGATCTGATTTGTAAAAATAAAAATTCAGCATCGGCCATACAAAGATTCATTATGTTTACATTTTCAGTATTATTTTTTAATAACTCAACTAATGATATCAATGCTAATTTTTTATTCTCTTCTTGAAGAATAACAGAAATACTTTTTGCATCTTTTACTTTAAATGGTCTAAAAATAACTTTTTGTTTAGAAAAAGGTAAAGTAGTTTCGTAAGTGGGTAGCAGGCTTTTTAAAGAACTCATCAAATCCATAAATTAGATTCCTTGATAAAAATTAAAGTCTCTGAACATCATAAGAACTGTATATGTTGAATAATCATTAGACTTCAACATATTTAATTCAATTGGTAAACATTCAACAGGATATACTTCAAAAAAATTATATGAAACATTTGAATTTCCATTTGGATCTAATAAAGAGATCTTCATTTGTGTTTGTGCAATAATATCGTCATAAAACTGAACTTGATATGGAAAACGTGTAGCGTTTCTGGCATTATTAGTTGATGTTGCTCTTGGTGACTGTCTTCCACCTGAATATATTAAATTAAACCATGAATTAAAAAACAATGTAATAAAATTATCATTGGTTACTGGAAAAGTCAAAAGTATACCTTGAGGAAACTTTTGAGATCTTGGAATTGTTCTACCGGGTCCATAGCCAGCCAAGCCATCTGCAACACCATCTATAGCTCTGGCACCTATTGTTATTGCTAATGGATTTAAATCGTTATTTAATATATTTGGTAGGGTAGCTGGCAAATTTGAAAAAGATAATGTAAATCTATTAGATCTTTGAAGACCATTGTGGCGATCAAAAAAGTCTTTTATTGATAAAATTGAATTGTTATTTGGAATTGGCATTGGAGAATAAATCTTTTTCTGTTAAAATTTTAAAAACAAAACTATTATTATTGCAATAGTTTTTAGCAGCATTCCATTTGGCATTGTTTATGATCCAGGTTACCTTTTCTTTTTTTGATGCATTCTCTTTTAAAAAAGTTTGTTTTTTTGGTTTGACCTCAACCATCCAAGTATGGATTCCTTCAGAATTCTTAAACTGTATTAAAAAATCTGGAT